GAGAAGAAAGATGACGACAGATGATCGTATAGATGAAATATTAGAAATTACAAGTTTAGTTCCTACTCCAGAAATGGCACCTGAGCCTCCTGCAAGGATTATACCAAAGACAGGTAAAGATGATGACATTGATTATAATTATGCCCGTGAAAATTATTACAATCTAATCGAAAGAAATCAAGACGCAGTAGAAGAAATGTTGGAGATTGCTAAACAATCTGAACATCCTCGTGCTTTTGAAGTAGTCGGACAATTAATCAAATCTGGATTAGATGCAAATAAAGAATTAATGTCTCTACATAAAACCAAAAAAGAACTAAGTATTGAAACAAATAGTAGTGTTAATGTTAATAATGCAGTCTTTGTGGGATCTACTGCCGAATTACAAAAACTATTAAAGGCGAAGCGTGGCTAGCGAAAATTATCTTGGAAACCCCAATTTAAAAAATGTAGGTCAAAAAATAGAGTGGACAGAGGAAACTCTTACTGAATATATGAAATGTAAGGAAGATCCTGAACACTTCATAGCGAATTTTGTCAAAATTATTCATGTAGATAAGGGACTTGTACCATTTGAGATGTATGATTATCAAAAAGATATGATACATAAGTTCAATGATAATCGTTTTGTGATCTGCAAAATGCCTAGACAAACCGGCAAGTCTACCACAATCATCGCCTTTCTTCTCCATTACATTCTGTTCAATGAAAGTGTTAACGTTGCTATCCTTGCTAATAAAGGAGCGACAGCAAGAGAACTTCTTTCTAGATTACAACTTGCATACGAACATTTGCCCAAATGGTTACAGCAAGGCGCAGTTGTATGGAACAAAGGAAACATTGAAGTAGAAAATGGATCTAAGGTTATTGCTGCAGCAACTTCTAGTTCTGCTGTTCGTGGTAGTTCATTCAATATTATTTTTCTTGATGAGTTTGCACACGTACCACAAAACATAGCAGAACAATTCTTCACCTCTGTTTATCCTACAATTTCTTCTGGTGAATCCACCAAAGTTCTAATCGTTTCAACTCCACTTGGTATGAATATGTTTTACAAAATGTGGATCGAATCAATAGAGAATAGAAATGATTATGTGCCGATAGAGGTACATTGGTCGGAAATGCCAGGACGTGATGAAAAATGGAAAATAGAAACAATACGTAATACTTCTGAAGTACAGTTCACTCAAGAGTTTGAATGTGAATTTGTGGGATCAACGTATACATTAATTGCTCCATCAAAACTTAGAACGTTGGTATTTAAGACTCCAATTCATTCTAATAATAATTTAGATGTTTATGAAGAACCAATAAAAAATCATACATATGCATTGGTAGCCGATACTGCTCAGGGAAAGGGGTTAGATTATTCTGCATTTAATGTATTCGATGTTTCCGGAATGCCGTACAAACAAGTAGCAAAATTTAGAGATAATACTATTTCTCCTATGTTATATCCAAATATAATTTTCAATGTGGGGAATAAGTATAATCAAGCTCATGTTTTGATTGAGGTAAATGATATTGGTTCTCAAGTCGCTGATACTCTACACTATGATTTAGAGTATGAAAACATAATGATTATTACAATGAGAGGTAGAGCGGGACAACAAATTGGTGGTGGGTTCGCGAAGAACATTCAGTTAGGATTAAGAACGAGTAAACAAATCAAGAGAATTGGATGTGCCACTCTAAAAGATTTGATAGAACAAGATCAATTAATCATTCCAGATTTTGAAACAATTAGAGAACTTACAACTTTTGCGTTAACAAATAATACATATCAGGCCGAAGAGGGTTCATATGATGACTTAGCAATGACGCTGGTTATATTCGGTTGGTTAGTTCAACAAAGATATTTTAAGGAGTTGACAAATATGGACATAAGAAAAAAAATGTGGGAAGAACAAATGGAAACTCTAGAACAGGATATGTTACCATTTGGAATTATAGATGATGGAATGGAAGAAGAAACATTTAAAGATAATAAAGGTACTGTCTGGACTGTGGATGATGAGTCTAGGAAGGTATGGTATTAAATGGATCTATATCCGCAAAGTTAACTTCAGTAGGTGGATTGTTTATTTCTGTTATTAAATCTTCAATTTTATTAGATAGATCAGGTCTTTCCTTTTTTAATCTGTTTAGAAAACTTAGAGAACCAGTAACTAATTGATCTGGACGGATAGATAATCTTTTTCCTATCTTTCTTTTATCGGATACTTCAAGGTGTTTGGGATTTACACAAGATGGATTAAAGCATGTTTGAGTTACTACTTCACTGGGTGTCAGTTCACCTCTCATTCCAGAAATTGATGAGAAATTACCATACATCATAAATGCATATCTACTAGCAGGAATAGTTTTTCCCATTACAGAAAACATTCCATGACCTGTTTTATTTTTTGAAGCGAGCCAGATATGACATTTTGTATGTTTTTCGGAACGATCAACCTTTTTAAGAAATCGTTCTTTATCTTTTTTACAGTCTAAAAATTTAAAAGCTTCTTTATAATTCATATGCCCTTTATAAATTTATGATAACACTTAATATTTATGATTTTAGAGAACTGTAAAAAGATAAATAAAAGTAATATGGTAGAAAATTTATAAACCATAATCTTTCAACTTTATCTATAGGAGAGATAAGATGCCTTTTACAATTAGTCCAGGCGTTGTAACCAAAGAAATTGACTTAACAACTATTGTACCTGAAATTTCTATGACAGAAGGGGCGTTAGCCGGTCCTTTTCAATGGGGACCTACGTATGATCGCGTTACAGTCAGTAATGAATCAGAATTAACAAGTCGCTTTGGTAAACCAAACGCAGCCACATATAAAACATTTTTCACTGCTGCAAGTTATCTCGCATATTCGGGAAATCTTAAAGTAGTTCGTGCAAGTGGAACAGATGCAAATAATGCAGCAATGACCACCGCACTACAAGTAAAAAATGATGAACACTATGAGAATACATACGACCCAGACATGGGTGGATCACAAGTCACCACTGCTGGAGCATTCATTGCAAAATATCCAGGAGATCTCGGAAACAGTTTAAGAGTTTCCATGTGTGGTGCCACAAGAGCAAATACAAATAATGATGGAACACTTAACAGTAATACAGATGTTTCGCTTACAGTTGGAACTTCTATTGTATATGCAGTTGGAAATACTACTCTTACAGGAGTAGGAACAACTTTTCGTGCTGAACTTTCTGTTGGTGATGTTATTTGGTTTGATAGTAAATATGCTGTAATCACTACAGTTACATCCGATATAGAATGTCAGGCAATCGGTGCCGCAAGTATGGCCAGCGGAGCTGCAGCTACTCGTAAGAAAAGATCAGGATTCGGTGAACCCTGGACTCATATGATTGGAACAGCCGCTGCTTCAGCTAATGGAAGCACAATAACTGGAACACTTACAGCATTTAATACTCAATATACTGTAGGTGATCTTGTTAAACTTGTTGGAATCAATGAAGAACGTAAGATTTCGGCAATTGCTAATTCAACTTCCATGACAGTTACAGAACCTTTTGTTGCAGCCGCAGTCGCTAATACTCACTCACGTAGATGGGAATATGCAGATGCATTCGATAGTGAGCCCGTTACCTCATCTCATGCCAAACGAAATAGCGGAAACTATGATGAAATTCACGTAGTTGTTGTAGATGAAGATGGAGAATTTACTGGAGCAAACAATACTGTAGTGGAATCATATACAGGATCAGTTGCCGGTGGAGCCAAAGGTGAAGATGGACAGAGTATCTATTACAAAGATTTAGTTAATAGAGGTTCAAAGTATCTCCGTTGGATGGATCATCACGCAGATGGTGATGCTGATGCACTTCTTGATGGTGGAACAACCGCTTGGGGTGGAGTCGCGAGTGGTACATTTAACGCTAAAGGAATTATCGTTTCTGGAAGTCTAACTGGTGGAACTGCAGGAACCGCAGCAACTGCTGGTAATATTCAAACCGCTCTTGATGAATACAAAAATACTGAAGAAGTAGATGTAACACTACTGATGACTGCTGATGCCGATGCAGCAACAGCCATTTATGCAATTAATAATATTGCAGAATATCGTAAGGATTGTGTGGCATTTATTTCACCTACACAAGCAAATGTTGTTAATAACGCAGGAAGCGAAGTTAATGATGTTGTAGCATTCCGTAATTCAATGCCAAGTTCTTCATACGCAGTACTTGACTCTGGATGGAAATACATGTATGATAAGTACAATGATGTGTTCAGATATGTTCCATTAAATGGGGATGTTGCAGGATGTTGTGCCTTTACAGATGAAGCACGTGATCCCTTCTGGTCACCAGCAGGAATAGATCGTGGTAATATTCGTAATGCCATTAAACTTCCTTTTAGTCCAAATAAGACACAAAGGGATGATCTTTATAAAAATGGTATTAATCCTGTTACAGCATTGCCGGGAAGTGGAATACTTCTTTTTGGGGATAAAACATTATTAGCAAAACCAAGTGCATTTGATCGTATTAACGTAAGACGACTGTTTATCCTTTTGGAAAAATCAATCGCGATTATGGCCAATTCCTTCTTGTTTGAATTCAACGATGCATTTACACGATCTAGGTTCGTTGCAACTGTTGAACCTTTCTTGAGAGATATTCAAGGGAGAGGTGGAGTTCAAGACTTTTCAGTTGTTTGTGATGAGGGTAATAATCCCGGAGATGTAGTAGATCGAAACGAATTTCGTGGAGACATCTATATAAAACCATCTCGTTCAATTAACTTCATACAACTACAATTTGTTGCAGTTAGAAGCGGTGTTGAATTTGAAGAAATTACTGGTGGATAATCCATAAATAGTAGTATATAAATATATAAAAGGTGGGGGAAGACGATGACTTCCGAAGGGAGAACTTGTAAAAAAGACTTCCCCATCACATCTTAACTTTAGTCATCGGAGAAAACAATAATGTCATTTAATATCGATACATTTACCTCAAATTTCAAAAGAGGCGGTGCATTAGGAAGTTTATTTGAATGTAGCCTTGAGGCCGCTAAAGGCTCAGGGATGACTATTGCAGACTTTAAATTTATGTGTAAAGGTGCAGTACTCCCAGCTTCAACTATAGAACCGGGAACTATTACATACATGGGAAGAGCTTTACAAATTCCTGGTAATAGAGCTGCACAACAATTAAACACCGATGTTTACAATGATGAGGGTATGGAAATTAGAAATCATATCGAAAACTGGATGGAAATGATTAATTCTCATAGGACAAACGCTAGACAAACAAGTATGTCTGCTGTCACTAAGTATACTGGCAAATTGCAAGTTAAACAACTTTCAAAGGAAGATACAGGAGCAGTTAAAACTTATCAATTCATCAATGCCTGGCCGTCCTCTTGTGCAGAAGTTCCTCTATCATGGGAAACTAATGAAATTCAAACTTTTGCTATAACATGGGAATATAGTTATTGGGTAGGTTTAAACGAATCTGGTGGAATTGTCGCTGGCAAATAATAATTATTTGATTTATTATGAAAAAAACAATTTTATATGGGGGTGGTGCTATCCACTCCCATTTCACCTATTAGGAAGAATGTATGGCAGTTGAATTATTTGGATTTTCTATAGGAAGAGTTGACAAGGACGAAAAAAGAAAACAATCTTTTGCGCTCCCAGAGCCAGAAGACGGAGCAGTTGAAATTGGTCCATCAGGAGGTGCATACGGTACGTATGTAGATCTTGAAGGTCATGCCAAAAATGAATTAGACTTAATTAGAAAATATAGG